TTACGCATCTGACACCTCTACTTCCGAATATTCCATTCGCTTCCCATCCCGAATCAAATACACATCATCGGAATTTCCGTCGTGCAGCTTGATGTAACGTTCTACTGCCACATCCACAAATTTCGGTTCCAGTTCCACACCGAAGCACACACGATTTAGCTGCTCACAAGCAACAAGCGTAGATGCACTTCCCAGAAATCCATCCAGCACCATGCCGTTTGTCTGCGTACACTGGGAAATCAGATAGGCAATCAGCGGTACCGGCTTACTGGACGGATGTCCGCAGCCGTCCTCTTTGCTGTTTTTGATGCGGTCAAATTCAAATACCGTTTTCTGTTTCTGGTCACCATACCAGATATGCTTTCCGTCTTTTCTCCAGCCCCAGATAATCGGTTCATGGATATACTTCCAGTCAGTTCGGGTGAGAACAAGGCGGTCTTTCTTCCAGACAAGTCCTGCACCGACCTTGAAGCCGGCATCTTCATAAGCATCATGAAATACACGTGCCTTGGAGGTGGCATAAAACACATAAATGCTTGCATCCTTCGCCATGGCATCTTTGAATCTCTCAAATGCAGATTTCAGAAACGCATATCCTTTTTCATCGTCAAGGTCATCATTCTTGATTTTGCCTGACGTGCTTTCCAGATTGACAAGATACGGCGGGTCTGTGCAAACAAGATTTACTTTTGTGTTTCCAAGAAGTGCTGTATAGGTTTCCGGTAAAGTGGAATCACCGCAGATAACGGTGTGCTTTCCAAGATGCCAGATGTCACCTGTTTTGGATTTGCAGGGCTTTTCCAGTTCTGCATCTACATCAAAATCATCCTGTTTTGCTTCATCACTGTTAATGTCGAAAAGGTCAGCAATTTCAGATTCATCGAAACCAGTCAAACCAAGGTCAAATCCGAGATTCTGCAACTCTTCCATCTCAACAGCAAGCAGTTCATCGTCCCAACCAGCATCTAATGCCATCCGGTTGTCAGCAAGAATGTACGCTTTCTTCTGTGCTTCGGTCAGATGGTCGGCATACACACATGGCACTTCTGTAATGCCTTCTTCTTTTGCGGCTTCAATTCTGCCGTGACCGGCGAGGACGTTATATGCCTTGTCGATAATGACCGGATTGACAAATCCAAACTCACGCAGAGAAGAGCGAAGTTTCAGGATCTGTTCCTTGTTGTGCGTTCTGGCGTTGTTGGCATAAGGCACTAACTTGTTGATGTCAACAAGCTGAAATTCTGTGGTTGTGGTCATGCTCCATTCCTCCGCTTCAAAACTTTCTGTAAGCCTTTTCTGACGTCCAGTACTTTTCCGCTGACCGCCTGTCCCTTAATGGTTCTGTATTGCTGTTTGGTCATCTTCTGGCGATTGGCTTTCAGATCTCGCCAGAACTGGGTATCTTCTTTCATGTATTTCTCACTTTCTGCTGCTCAGAAGCTGTTCCATCAAATCATCCTGCGGTGTACCGTCAAATTTGGTCGTGCAGTTCTGTTTCACAATATCGAAAATCTCATACCAGAGCAAATTTGCCTGTTTCTGAAATGTCTGGCTCATCTGCACAAACGGAGAAGCAATAACGCCGCCGGTGGTCGGGTGTTTCCCCAGCAGTCCATAGGTACTGAGGGCTTCTTCACACTGTACAAATCGGGCGAATGCCTGCGAGTAGCTTTCCAGCAGCCGTTTGTTGACGTGCTTTTCACAGCCACGCTGTTTCAGCCAGAGCCACGTTTCTTTGTACACAATGTCTGCTCCCAGCGGTTTTCCGTTCTTCTGCTGGGCAGACAAGTATGCACTGGGGCTTGGCATATCCGCACCGGTCAAATCAGCGGCATCGTCCAGATCAGCTGCGTCCAATTCTGGAGCATGAAACTCCATAATATCTGCATCCTTGCCCTCTGCGATTTTGTCGGAGAGTGCTTTCGGCTTATCGCCTGCACGAACTCGTCTGCCGCCTCTTCTTGTACCGTCCTTTGCCATCTGATTTCACCTGCCTTTTGAGAAAAAAGCAGCCGAAACTGCGTAGGTTTCGGCTTGTTTGCATATTTTCGGGGTTAATCCCCCGTTTGAACCTTGGTTTTTGTGTGTGAGAGGGAACGCCGGTCTGTAAAAAATTCACAATTAGCGATTTTTATCCCCCCACCGGCAGCATTTCAGACACAATCAATACCGATAGACGGGATTTCGGTCTTCTGTCCACGTCTTGCGGTCATGGCAGGACTTGCAAAGAGCCTGCCAGTTGCTTTCATCCCACATCAGATGCGGATCACCACGGTGAGGAATGATATGGTCGACCACGGTCGCTGCCGTGAACCGTCCCTGTGCTTTGCACCGCACACACAAAGGATGCCGGCGGAGGTACGCCTTGCTGAGCCGCTGCCACCTGCTTCCGTAGCCACGCTTGGCAGCAGACGGTCGGTCTGGGTGCAGGGGCTGATGCTCTGCACAGTACAAGCCGTCTGTCAGGTTCGGACAGCCGGGGTGCTTGCAAGGTTTCAGTGCCTTCCTCGGCATAAGGTTCACCTCCGGATACAACGAAAGCCCATGTGGAACACCACAGGGCTTTCGGTCAGTTTTCTATGATATTATTATATCACACCTTTTTGCAAAAGTCATCCTCGATTTTGGACATTCACTTTCCAAACAGCAACAAGGTCAACTTGGAAACCGCACGGTTTTTACGTTTGTATGCAGAACTCCGCTCAATGTGAAAACGATTACTGATTGCGGAAATAGCATCAAAGACATCATCCTCGTGCCAATAGAACTGTTCCAGCACATACCGTTCATCTTCCGACAGGCTGTCCCATGCGGGCTGAAACCATTCCATGTACTCCTTTGCCTGACGATACCGTTCCCGCAGCACATCGATTTCGTCAATAGCAGTGATAATTCGCATTTCGCCGGACTGTGGGTTCGGACTTCCGCCCGGCATATCTGTAAATGCCGGACTGCCAAGGGTGGTGGTGTCTTCATGCACCTGTGCGATTTCTTCGTCTGTATGTGCAAGGATGTAAGCCATGCTGCTGTAATCCTTCAGTGCGTTCACAGCGGCACTCCGTTTGTCTAAGTACTGCCAAATGATATTCATCTGCTACCTCCAAGTTCTGCCTTGACGGCTTGCATCAAAGCGGTCTGGGTTTGTTCTTTCCGGGTCAGGGCTTTCAGGATACGTTCATCAATCGTCCCTTTTGTGATGAGATGTTGAATGACAACAGTTTCGGACTGCTGCCCCTGCCGCCACAGTCTGGCGTTGGTCTGCTGGTAGAGTTCCAGACTCCAGGTCAGTCCGAACCAAATCAGGTGAGAACCGCCTGCCTGTAAGTTCAACCCGTGTCCGGCAGCGGCTGGGTGCAGCAGACCAACTTGCAGCCTTCCAGCATTCCAGTTCCGGATACTGTCAGAGGACTGGATTTCCTGATAGGAAACATTCAGCTTTCGCAGTCGCTCTTGAATCCGCTCCAAATCATGCTTGAACCAATACGCCACCAGAATGGGTTTGCCGTTGGCAGCTTCTATTAGGTCTTCCAGTGCATCCAGCTTTCGGCTGTGAATGGGAATCACTGCTCCGGTATCGTCATACACTGCACCATTCGCCAGCTGGGAAAGTTTGTTGGATAGACTTGCAGCGTTGGCGGCGGTGATCTCAGTGTCCTGCATCTCCAGAATCAATTCGGACTTGAACCGTTTATAGGTTTCTTGCTCCATGTCGGACAGCTGCACGGGATATTCGTTGGAAAGCAGTTCGGGCATATGCAAATGGTCAATTGCTTTCATCGAAACGGTGATGTCCGATATTTTTTCGTAGATCCGTTCTTCTGCATCAGGCAGGGGCTTGTAGGAGTACACGAGATATCCGTTCTGCTTGTCCGGCTTGAAGTAGGCATTCCGGTACTGCCCGATGAATCTACCGAGCCGCTGCCCCATATCCAGCAGACGAAATTCCGCCCATAAATCCATAAAACCATTACTGGCAGGAGTGCCTGTCAAACCTACGATTCTTTTCACGTTCGGTCGAACTTTCATCAGTGCCTTGAAACGTTTGCTCTGGTGGCTCTTGAAACTGGAGAGTTCATCAATCACCACCATGTCATAATCGAACTTCGTGTTGTTGACGAGCCAGTCAATGTTCTCCCGGTTGATGATGTAGATGTCAGCATCTGCCTTTATAGCTGCAATGCGTTCTTCCTCTGTGCCGACCGCTACGCTGTATCGCAGAGGTTTCAAGTGCTCCCATTTTTCAATTTCAGCAGACCATGTATCACGAGCAACTCGCAGTGGTGCAATAATCAAAACTTTTCTGACTGCAAACAAATCAAACATCAAATTGTGGATTGCGGTCAGTGTTGTAATCGTCTTACCAAGTCCCATATCCAGAAAGAGTGCTGCGATTGGATGTTCCTCAATGAATTGAACAGCATATTTCTGATAATCATGCAGTTCCATCGCTTTTCACCTCCAAGATGATTTTTTCGATGTCCTCACAAGCATCCAAGACGTAAACCAGAAAACCCAATCGCCTCAGAAGTTTATGCCGGGAAAGTTGAAGCGGTCTGGGTTTCTCTCCGGGTGCTTTCACTTCCACAAATGCAATTCTACCGCCGGGCATCAATACGATGCGGTCTGGAACGCCTGCCGTTCCGGGAGACGTGAATTTCCAGCACACACCGCCGTTCTGTTTAACCGTTTTTGTCAGTTTTTCTTCAATGATTTTTTCTCGCATGGATTCTCCCTGTTTTTCGAGAAAATGGAGGTCATAGGAAGTCAAATACAAACCTTATATATAGAGAAAATTTTCACTTTTTTCTCGCCTGCGTAAAGTCTGTATATGAGTTCCTATGACTTCCACTTTCCCTATATTTCGGTGTTTTTTGACCA